GCGCTCGAACTCTGGATGCACGTTGCTACCGGATGCGTCGAACAATCAGCAGGCGGCGGCCTGCACATGTTTATGAGCGTCGTCGGTGGGCCACCGTTAGGCAACACCAAACTTGCGATGCAAGGACAAGGAGAAGCCCGCCACGTCGTCAGCGAAACACGCGGAGAGGGTGGCTTCGTCATCGTCGCCCCAACGCCCGCGCGTAACGGTCACGAACCTGACGCGACCTACCTGTTCCTTACCGGCTCCACGCCTGCCAAGACGCCAACGATCACCATCGATCAGCGCGACGAGCTGCACATGCTTATCGGGTTAGCACTTGACGAAGACGACGAGCGAGAAGTTGCCGCAATGCTCGCAGCGCAAGCCGCAAAAGCCACCGCGCCCAACCCGCAAAACGCACCCTTGCAGGTATCGGCGCCCGTCGCCTCGACCTTCGGCAACTACCGTCAAGCAACCACGTGGGCCGACATCCTCACCCCGCAAGGCTGGCAACACAGCCACATTTCCAGCGACGGGCGTGATCATTGGGTGCGGCCCGGTAAAGCGATCCACGAAGGGACATCGGCCACCACCATCGAAGACGGCCCGATGTACGTCTTCAGCTCATCGACCTCGTTCCCGCAAGAAACCGGCATGTCCAAGGAATACGTCTACGCGCACCTGCACCACGACGGCGACCTTGCAGGTGCCTCGCGGGCGCTCAAAGATCTAGGGTTTGGGGGCGTTGGTGAGACATACGAAGAACTCAAGGAATTCATCCCGATACATCCCACGGGAGATATGGGAGGTATCAGCGTCCAAGAATTTGCGGAAGAAACGCCTTACGACCGCGCGGTGCGCAATAAGTACGCCGAATACAAGATTGCCGAAGATGCCCGCATGTTGCTCGCAGTCAACAAAATGGGGCAAGCCCCAACGATGGCGTCAATCAACCTGACCGACTTCCTTGCCCAACCTGACTCACCTGTGAGTTACCGAATCGACGGGTTATGGCCCTCGGATGGTCGCGTGCTGCTTGCAGCTGCCGCCAAATCAGGCAAGACGACACTGATCGCCTCAAACCTGATTCCGGCAATCGTTGACGGTGGCTTATTCCTTGGCAACAAAGTCACTCAACCTTTGACACCTGGTAAGACCATCATGTATTTCAATATGGAAGTCAGCGAAAACACGCTGCGCAAATGGATGCGCGATGCAGGTATCCGCAACACTGCCGCCATAAACGTCGTCAACCTTCGCGGCAAGGCAGCGGCGTTCCAACTAACAACGCCTCAAGGGCGCGCACGGCTCACAGCATGGTTAATACATCACAACGTTGAGATTGCCATCCTTGACCCCTTAGCGCCCATGCTGGCGGCCCTAGGACTCGACGAGAACAGCAACGCCGAAGTTGCTCAGTTCTTTGGCTGGTGGGCCGAATCATTGACCGCTGCGGGCGTCAAAGATGACGTGATCGTGCATCACACAGGCCACGCGGGGCAGAGATCACGCGGGGCGTCACGGTTGCTCGATGAGCCTGACGCCATCTGGACCCTAACCAAAGACGCCGACGAGGATGACGATGCCGGTGAGTTCAGCTCTATGGAATTGCCAACTCGCTACCTGGCTGCATATGGCCGTGATGTCGAAATGTCGACCGAAGCCTTGGCATATGACCCGTTCACGCGCCGGCTCACTTTGACGGGTGAGGGGAAGAAAGCCATTGGTGCAGACAGAGTGGCAAAGCGAATTATCGATCACATGAGAGACGGAAAATTGCTGAGCCATAGCGCTTTAGCAGATGGAATAAGTGGGGACAGAAATAAGAATTGGAAGGCAATACAGGTTCTCATCGACGACGGCATTTTGTTCAATACCGGTCAAAAAAGTAAGGGCAAGCCGCTTTGGGGCCTAGCCATATGAACAATACGATCGTATATGTATTACCTGTATTAACTATCTCACCGATCGTATATGTATTCCCTATAGGGGAAATACATATCTATACAGGTTCACGATGAGGAAAAACAACCCTTGGCTCACTGACCACTTAATCGAACAGGGATACATCACTGCCGGACGAATTGGCCGCAAGGCACAACGTCGCCGTTGCAAGAAATGTGGCGCCTCGATCATCACCGCCTTGGATGCGGATATGTGCGCGCTACTCGCCGAATGTGACCCGCAACCCATCGACAACTTCGGCGAGGTCGCGGCACTCACCGATGGACGTTGGACCTACCGCCTCGACTTCGGGCGACTCGATAAGCGATCAGGTATCGAGATCAAGGCAACACCTGCAAACACCATCACGGTTCTGCAATCTCACCGATGCACGGGAAATGAGACAAAATGAACGAGTCCGGCAAATGCGTCATATGTGGCAGGACCACCGAACGCATGGGATGTGTCGCGTGCCAGCACCGAACAGGTTCACAGCTGCAAGAGATGGTCGAGTACCTGGCAATGGCTGCCGATGAGTTGATGCCAGGTCGAGGCGGTTCGGATGGTCGAGGGTCAGAGATCAGCCTCGGGGTCAGGATCAACGCTCTTGACTTCCTCGCCGGTAATGACGTGCTGCCAATCCTTGAGTCTTGGGAACGAGACTTTCGGGCAAGCTATGGCCTGAACCCGTACGGGCCTGCCAGTGCCGCAAGGAACGCCGGCAAGCCCATCGAGGCGACCACGGTCGGCGTCGTGTCGTTCCTGCTGATGTGGCTCGACAGGGCCTTCGATGATCACCCGGCCATCGACGACTTCGCTGCCGAAGTGAAGCAATGCCACCGCACCGCGCAAAACGCGGCACGGATGCAGCCGCCATCGACGACGACGATCACCTGCCCCGCTGACGATGATGCCCGCACCAGTGGGCTGTGTGGCTATCGCATGATCGTGCGACCCGGCGACATTAAGGCAGCAACGACGTGTCGACGATGTGGCACACGTTGGGACATTCCGCACCTGATCCATGTGGCTATCGCTACACCTAACGCAAACATCTGGGTCGATGTTGATACCGCAGCGGATTACTTTGGGCTGACAGCTCGACGAATCCGACAGGTTGCCAAGGCACAAGGAGTGAAACGACGCGGCGGCCAATACGATTTGCATGGTGTGTTTGCTGCACTAAATCTGCTTGCGTGCTAATGGCATTTCCGCTAGTGTGTGGTTGTGTTGCTACACGCGACACCAACCCCATCATTGGCCCCCGTCATTGGTGGGGTTTCGCTATGTAGGGAATAGGTCGATGACCACACTAACGAAACCCACAACACTCGATGAGTGCGATGAAGCGTTGATGCACCTTGCCCTCGTGCATGAGGGTGATCGTGGTCCTGCTTGGCGCGCGTATAGCGACGCGATACTTGAGATGCGTCAACGTCTTGCCTAATGGCTAAAGCATGGTCGCAGATGTCGCAGAACGAACGCGATGGTCGAAGCACGACGTCTTGGAAGAAATTACGGCTTGCCATCCTCACCGCCTCTGACATTTGTTGGATGTGTGGAAGACCCGGCGCCGATACCGTTGATCACATCGTTCGACTCGCTGATGGTGGGGCCTCTCAAGACTTACGCAACCTTCGACCAGCGCATGGCAAACGTCAATCGTGGGGATGTCCGGGAAACTACGGTCGTCGAGCACAACAAGTCATCGTTCCTCCGACTTCGCGCGACTGGTAAAAATATTTTCATCGCCAAAAATTTGCAAAAAATATTTTCCATTTTTTCGCAGCGGTGCGCCAAAACCCTGGTCCCCTTAGGGCTTCTCTGCCTAGCGATTTTCAAACGTACTTGGTTGCACATTTTCCATCATAAGCCCTGAGAGGTGCCTCTAATGGCTTCTAAATCGCTTCCAGAAGTTGTTTCCGAAGGCAACCGACACAAATCACTTGTCGCATTGCGCGATTACTTAGCAAACCAGTTGATCATCGCCGAGCGTGACGTTCCCGCAATCGCGCGCCAGCTCACCAATGTCTTGAAAGAAATCGACGAAATACCTGCCCCTGCTGCTGAATCGAAACTTGATGACCTTGCCAACAAGCGAATTGCGCGGAGATCAGAAACCGCGAGTTAGCCACGTCCCCAAAGCGGTAAGTTCATCAGGTCAAGAGGCCATCGAACTTGCGGCGTCGGCGGGCTTGATCCTTGACGAATGGCAGCAACACACTTTGCACGCCGCACTCGGGGAACGCGAAGATGGCAAGTGGGCCGCCTTCGAGGTTGGTTTGATCGTTGCCAGGCAGAACGGCAAAGGTTCCGTGCTTGAGGCGCGGGAACTGGCGGGGCTGTTCTTATTTGGCGAGCAACTCATACTTCACAGCGCGCACGAATTTAAGACCGCCGCCGAAGCATTTCTTCGGGTTAAGGCTTTGATCGACAACACTGATGATCTTCGCAAGCGCGTTCATAAGGTCAGAACCTCGCACGGCGAGGAAGGCATTGAACTCATCGGCGGGCAGCGTCTTCGTTTCGTTGCACGTTCCACAGGTTCGGGTCGTGGTTTTACGGGTGATTGCATCATTCTCGATGAGGCGTATCAACTGTCACAGGCTGCCCTGGGCGCGTTGTTGCCGGTTCTCAGCTCACGCCCGAATCCTCAACTTTGGTACACGTCTTCGGCGGGGCACTCAACGAGTGAAGTGCTGCGGTCGGTTCGTGATCGCGGCATGAAGCACGAGGACACTTCGTTGTGCTACTTGGAGTGGTCGGCTGATCCGCGTCTTGCAACTGATGATCGTTCGGGATGGGTGCAAGCCAATCCGGCGCTTGGTATCCGGATCTCTGGCGAGCATGTTGAACGGGAATTTAACGCCATGCCCGAATCGGAGTTTGTTCGTGAGCGCTTAGGGATTTGGGATGAGGGCGCGGGTCAAGATGCTGCGCTCAACCTTGATGCTTGGACTCGTTTGTTTGATAGTTCTTCGCGGCCCCTCGACCCTGTGTCGTTTGCGCTGGATGTGTCACCTGATGGCGTGGCCTCAATTGCTTCGGCGGGCGTGCGTAGTGACGGTTTGATCCATGTCGAGGTTGTTGAGAATCGTCCTGGTACCGCTTGGGTAGTTCCGCGCCTCGTGGAATTGCATCGTCGTTGGAATCCTTCGACGGTGGTGCTTGATGTTGGTTCGTCGGCGGGTGCATTGTTGCCTGATCTTGAGCGTTCGGGTGTCTCGCTCACCAAGATTTCGGGCCGCGAAATGGCTCAGTCATCGGTCGCGTTTGCAGCATTGATCAATAACGAACGGGTGCGCCACCTTGATCAAGCCAACTTAAACGCCGCCGTTGCAGCTGCGAAGCGGCGAAACCTTGGCGATCTTTGGGCCTTTGGTCGCCGTGGTTCGTTTGTTGATATTTCGCCGTTGGTTGCTTGCGCACTTGCGGCGTGGGGTTATGCACAAAACGCGGGGCGCGAGCCTCAAATTCTTGACCCGTGGTCGATGGAGGACGAATGAAACGCTTGTTTTCGCGTGATTTCGTGACGACTGTTGTCGAATCTGTCGGCGGTATCACGGTCGTCGTTGGTGTGTTTGTTCTTTTCGGTACTGGCGTGGCCCTTGTGGTTGCCGGTTGTGCGCTTATCTTTGCGAGTTTCCTCGCGTCTGGCGGTAGTGAATGAGTCTCTTACGTCGCGGAGTTGAGGCGCGCGCTGGTGTGAACTACTACGCGAACACTTACAACCCGCTCAATACTCTCTACGGGCAAACCTCGCTGTTCTCTACAGCGGGCGAGCGCGTCGATGAAGTCACGGCTTTAGGTATCGCCGCTGTTCTTTCGTGCGTTTCCTTGCTTGCCGACTCGGTGGCAACGATGCCACTGGCCGCAACGCTTGCGCAAAGTGACGGTTCAAAGATGCGCGTCGATGTTCCCGAAATTCTGGCTGATCCATCACCTGGCGAAACGAATCGTTTCGAGCTGATTCACTCGGTCATGGTGTCCCTCGCGCTGCATGGCAACGCCTATTTGTTGATCTCGCGCGACTCTAAAGGTCGCCCGATTGGCATGTTGCCGCTGCATCCGTACCAAATGAATGTCATGCCGGACAAGAATTACAACGGTCGCGCGTACTTACATCTCGGTAATCCAATCCCGCGCGAGGATATGTTGCACATTCGCTGGTTCACACCGCCGCAGTCGTTGGTCGGTATCTCGCCACTACTCCAGCAGCGCACCATTGTCGGCCTTGGCTTGGCAATGGATAAGTACCTGTCGCAGTGGTACGGCGAAGGCGGCACCCCTAGCGGAGTGCTGGAGACCGACAAGCCTCTCACGAGCGAGGCGGCCCGGAACTTGCGCGAAACGTGGGAAGCATCACAACGTAAACATCGCCGACCTGCCGTGCTTTCTGATGGTCTAAAGTGGCGACCTGTTTCGGTGTCTGCCGTGGATATGGAATTTAACGCAACGCGCGACAACGTGATTGCAGACATTGGTCGAATCTTTCGCATCCCTTCGCATTTGTTAGGGACCAAAGGCGACGGGCAAACCTACGCAAACGTTGAACAGGGTTCAATCAACTTCCTGACCTACACACTTGCACCGTGGATTACGCGCTTAGAAATTGCTTTCTCGACGCTTATCCCTGATCCAAACTTGAACGTTCATTTCGATTCATCAAGTTTGCTTCGCCTCGATGCTTTGACCAAGGCAAGCGTAGACAAGATCAACATGAGTATCGGCCTCACGAATCCAAACGAAGCGCGAATACGCGACGGGAACGACCCGTATGCCGACGGCGACAAGTTTGTTCAAGTCTTCCAAGGCGCCGCCGTTGATCCTGCCCCGGTCGGTACTGATCCGGCGGCGGTGGCTGGTGTCTGAGACTTTTCGTATTCCCAAAAACGTATCCGATACGTCGCACCCTGACATTGTGACGATCGCGGAAATTGTCAACCTGCGAAATAACGACGGACCACTTGGCGATTGGGCGCGGCAAATCTTCGCGCGCATTGAACAGCGCGCCGCATTTATCAAAGGAATTGATATGGAAGAACGTGCTATTGATCCGGTGCTGCTTGGCGTTGATCCCGACTCGTTCGGCGATTCCGTAATGGCAGCGGATGCGGCAATGGATGCAGCGCAAACG